CCCCTCTCGAGCAGATCCCGCAACGGTTCCACCACGACGGGCCCGAAGCCGTTGTCGACGTATTCGACGGCGCGGCGTAGGCTGGCGGTGATCGGCGAACGGGTCAGGCTCGGGTCGGTCTGGACCAGGCGCCCAAGATAAGTCGGCATGACCGACGCGGTAAGATCCGGTGCATCGCGCAGCAGGAAGGTGGCGGTGATCATGCCGTCACTCTGGCGGCGACGGGCAATCTCGACGGGGGCCGACAGAACTCCTACCCGCACCGGCGCGATGCTCACGCGCTGAGCCGCCACGGTCACGGCGGGCAGCTGCGCACTCAGCGGTTCCACCAGGATCAGCCGATCCGCCTCGATATCGGCGATCTCCGCGAGAGATGCCTCGTGGGCATCCACCGCGATAGCCACAGCATCCCCCGCCCGGAAATCCGCCACGCCCGTATCGACGGCAATCTCCGACGCCCCCTGCGCCACATCTGCCGACGGCTGCACTGCCATGTGCCAGAGCGGCACCCGCCATTCGTCGACAAACCCCGCCCGCGCCAGTTCCGCTGCTCGCGCCATGCCCAGCGCGTCGCAGCGATTCTGGAAGGTCACGATCTCGCGCGGACGGGTCCGCAGTGCGATACGCTGTTCGCCCGCCTGGGACTGCAGCACATCCGTGCGCCATTCCAGCACCTCGGTGATCTCCTGCGTCGCTGGAAATGGCCAGAGCGGCGGCCGGCCATCCGGCTCAGGCATTGATGGCACCCCGATTGCGGCGGATCACGTTCAGGATCGCCCGTTCACCGGAGGGCGTGGCGAGATAGTCGCCGACGACTGACGGGTCGAGCACGTTGATGATGCGGGTCGACATGGAGGCGGCCGAGGCTGCGCCATCGCCGTTCATCTCGACGCCAAGCCTGCCCCCCTTGCCGCGGCGCAGGGGCAGAATGGCCTCCGGCCCGGCCTCACCCATGAGCCCAACGCCCTTGGCGAAGGGAAACACCGTCGGCCGGTTCACGACGCCACCCCGCGCGAAGGCGGTCAGTTCCGCGCCACCCGCAAAGACCCCGCCTTTGGCAAAGCCGAAGAGGCTTCCGAAGAACCCGCCACCGCCCGAGAAGGCGTTGATCAGCGCGTTCTCGATGGGTTTGAAGGCCAGATCGATCAGTCGGGTGGCGAGGTTCTGCGCGATCCGCGAAATCGCCCCCGCGAAGGTCTCCCAGGTGAACTCCCCCGAGGTGAGGGCCTCCTTGATCGGGCCGGTGATGTCCTGCGCGAGGCCCTGGGCGATCTCGCGCGACTTCTCCTGCGCCTTGCGAACAGCATCGGCCGTGGCCTCCCAGGCATTCCTTGCCGCGTCAGCCCCTTCGCGTAGCGCGTTGCCTGCGCCGCGCCCCGAACTGCCTGCGGCTTCTGCGGCCTCCCCAGCCCCCTGCAGGGCAGTGCCGAGGCCCGTCGCGGCAGTGCGTGCGTCCTCGAGCCCTGCTGCAGCATCAGTGCCGGATGCCAAAACGGCATCCCGCAGCGCGGCCACGGATTGCAGGGGCGCGGTCGCGGCCGTTGCCACTTCGCCCATCATGCCGCGCAGACGTGCAGCTTCGCCCCGCGCCGCCTCGGCTGCAGCGGTCAGGCCGAGATCGGGCGGAGCGATGGGATCGCTGCTGAAGGCCGCCTCGAAGGCCGCCCGCGCCTCCGCCCCGGCATTTGCCGCAGCCCCCTCAAACGGGTTCTCGATCCCGCCAAGCTCGATGGTGCCGATCAGAGGTACCCGCTTCTCGATGCCCAGCACATCGAGACCGGCATTGATGCCTTCTAGGAAGCCGTCGATCCGTGCCGCCACGCCGTTCAGCATGGCCTCGACCCCGCCGATCAGCGCATTGGCCGCGCCATAGGCGAACTCGCCGATGGTGGCAGGCAGGGCTGACCAGAGCACTTTCACCGCCTCCATCGCCCCCTGAAACGTGTTCAGCGTCGCGTTCCCGAAGCCCACCACCGCCTCGAGCCCGGTCTGCAAGGCGGCGGTGATGCCCGCGCTGATCTCGGCCCAGCCCGCCAGGATCGAGAGGCCCAGCGCCACCATGCCGAGCTTCATGCGGTCCCAGACCTCCCGGGCCACGTCGCCCAGAAGGCCCAGTGCGGCCCCGACGCTGCCCGTGCCTTGCACCAGCCGTCCGAACTGGAAGATGAGCTCGCCCGCGCCCACGATCAGCGCCCCGATGCCGGTGCGGATCAGCGCACCGCGCAGGACGACGAGCGCCGTCGCCAGCCCGCGGACGGAAAGTGCTGCGGCGGCCAGCCCCGCGACCCAGCGCCCGGCCATGACGGCGGCGAAGGTCGTGGCATAGGTGGCGAGGCGGCCGAGATTGTCGAAGAGCGCCGTGATCGCGATCCCGACAGGACCGGTGGCGCGTGCCATATCGGCGAGCGCATTGGCCACCGCCTCGAGCGCTGGAGCGACCGCTGCCGTCAACCGATTGGTCAGCCCGACGCCGATCAGGCTGAGCCGGGCCAGCGCGTCGCCGGTTCGTTCGATCTGTGCCGCATCACTCGCGCTGACCGCCACCCCGAAATCCCGCACGTCCTGCGCGGCCTCGCGCAGAGTGGCCGGATCAATGCGGAGAAAGGCCAACGCCGCCCTGTCGCCGAAGAGATCGGAGGCCACGGCCGCTTGCTCGGCCTCGGGCACGAGGCTGGTCAGGGCTTCCTGAATGGCAACGATGCGTTGATCGAGTGGCATCGCCTGCAGCCCCGCAACCGTCAGGTTCAGCCGCTCCAGCGCCCCCACGGCCGAGCCTGATCCGGTTGCGGCTTCCGAGAGCCGAGTGGTCAGCTTCTTTGTAGCCTGCTCGATCTCGCCCATCGAGACGCCCGCCAGTTCCCCGGCCCATGTCAGGGTCTGGACGCTCTCGACGGTCGTCTGCATGGATTGCGCCAGCTTCGCCTGTGCGTCGATCGTCTGCAGCCCGGAGCGGATCATCGCGACGCCCGCCGCCCCGGCCGCGGCCGTCAGGGCGGCCATCGCGATCCCGGCGCGCCGCGCAAACGCAGCGAGCCGTGTGTTTGCGGCCTCCATCTCGCGCGACAGGCGGCCGAAGCCCCGCGTCCCGGCCTCGCCGATCCCTTCCAGCTCGGCGCGCACCTGGCGGCCGCCGACGGCCGCGAGGCGCACATAGACCCGTTTCTCAGCCATCGCTGCGACCTTCTCTCTCTTCGTTCAGCTTGCGGACCATCACGGCCTCGATGACCGGCAGCAGTTCGACGACGGCGCGCGGGGAAATGCCCATGGCGGCGGCCATGGCCAGCGCTGCCGTCATGTCCCAGCCGAGAACGGCGCCGGGGATGGCGCGGATCTGGCCGCCCATGCGCTGCGCCAGATCCCAGACCTGCCAGCCCTCATGGCTCAGCGGCGCGTTCAGGATTTGCGGGCAGTCCGGGCAGCGCCCTTCGCAGGCCTGGCAGTAGCCGTCGCCCCCGCCGAAGACCCAATCGGCGAGGGCGGTGAGACGTTTTTTTCCGCCTCGAGCTCCAAACCCTTGGCGACGTAAGCCGTCTGAAACTTCTCGAAGATCGGCCAGAGGTCGAGGAGCGCGTCGATGGCCTCGGGGCTGACCGGGATCGGGGCGCCGTCCTCATCACCGACACCCTCCCAATCGACGATGGCGCGGGTGGCGATGGCCTTGGCAAAGATCACCGCGATGCTGTCGTCGGGCGTGCCGGGGGCGATGGCGCGCACGGCCGGATCTGAGCGGGCGGCGACCATGATAGCCGTGGTCAGGGGTTCGACCTTCACGCGCACTCCCAGCGCAAGGTCGAGCCAGCAAGCTTCACGGGCGAGGTTCAGGCGCAGCATGATCAGTACTCCTCGAGGTCGTTGACGAGCGTGGCGGTGCACATCCGCCCCAGCGTGGCGTCGCGCGCGGCCTGCCAGTCGAAGGTGGCCTGGATGCCCTGCGGCCCCGGAATCTCGATCCGGGGACGCGGCAAATAGACGGCATGCGCCGTGAAGCTGAAGCTCTCACCCGAGGGCAGATTGTAGGAGAAGGTCAGCGCGCAGGGATCACTTGCGATGGCCTGGTTCACTAGGATCTGATCGGCGAACCGCACCTCGATCTTGCCGGTCAGCGCGGCAATGGAGGGATCCGCCCCGTCGATGCGGCCGTCCGAGCGGATGGTCTCCACCCGGTCGAGATTGTTGGCATAGGTGATCTCGGCCGAGATGATGTTGCCGAGCGGCTGGCCGTTGCGCGTGATCGCCCCGTTGAAATGCCCGAAGCGCTGGAGGTCGAGGTCGGCCAGTGTGCCCGCGGCGGAGGTGCTCGCGATGGCCTCGCCCTGCGCCACGAGGCTCGCGGTCGCGGTCAGCAGGCCGGATCGCTGCATCTGCCAACTCAGGCTGTCGAGGACGCAGCCCGAGTACATCGCATAACGCGGCACCTCCGGCATGCCGGTCTCGATGGACATCGACGGCAAGGACCAGGCACCGGAGCGGAACTCATGCGTGAAGGGGCCCGGCGCCGCGCCCGTCGTCACGGGCGACCCGAAGGCCGCCTTCAGCCAGAAGCCAAAGGCCGCGGCATCGATCGGGACGACCACGTTGCCGTCGGCTGTCACCGCATCCTTGATAGGTGCCAGCGGGTCGCGGCCATATCCCAGGAGTTCGCTGTTCAGGAGCGGCTGCTCCGATCCCAGCGTGGTGCTGGCGAACGGCATCTTCGTGAACCCGCTCGCGGGTGGAGTGCCATAGGTGGTCTCGAACGCAAGCGCCATCTGCGCCCGCGCGCCTTGCGCACGTGCCATGGAGGTCTCCCTAGATATGAGCGGTTGGAAAGCCGCGTTGTTTCAGCGAATTGGTCCCGTTAGGCTTGGGCGCGAGCCAGGATCGGAAAGCGGGGCCATGGATTTCAAAGACATTTTGCGGATTGCTGGCATCGATCCCGATTTGAGGGACAACGTCGTTCTCATTCGACATCGCCCGTTTGAGCCGCAGCTCGCCAGAGTCATGCCGTGGCTCATCAGTGAACGCCCTGAGCTCTTCGAGACCTACCAGTCGGTTCCCGGGCGACCGGAGACGGCGCTCCGCCGCGCCCACTACATGGCCAGCTTCCTAGGCCTTCGCCCTGGCACGGCACATTTCGTGGGCCTGTACCGCATTAGCGAAAGCCGCGACGTCGACCTCAATGGTTTCTGGACCATTCCCGAGAACCAGTCCCTGCGCGGTTTTGGTTATGAAGGCTTCACTGAGCAATATGCAGCGGAGGTCGGGACCGTTCGGCAGTTCTCCTTTGAGCCTTTGGAGACATATGCAAACTGGCGGGGAAAGCTGGTCATCGAATTCCCACCGCCGGAACGCTCCTGGTTCCGTCTCGTGGACCGCAACAACTTTCCGGTTCGCGCCATTCTTGAAGAAAGCGCCTTCTCCTCCCCCCCGCCGGATTGGCACGAGATCGATCTGAACGTCGCGCAGCTTGCAGTGCTACCTAAGAGCTGGCGTGCCCGTCTGTCGGAGTGGCGCGGCATCTATCTCATCTTCGACGAGCGGGATGGAAGATCCTATGTTGGCTCGGCCTACGGTCGGGACAACCTGCTCGGCCGCTGGTTGACCTACGCGCGCGACGGACACGGCGGCAACCGCGAACTTCGAGAGAGGGACGCGCGGAGCTTTCGCTTCACAATCCTTGAACGGCTCGCACCGGACCTGCCCGCGGAGGAGGTGATCGCCCGAGAGAACAGCTGGAAGTCGCGCCTGCATACGCGGGCACCCTTCGGGCTGAATGCGAACTGATCATGCGAGCGGATCGGCTGTGGAGTAATGCAATACGACCGGGATCACCGCCGCCTTCAGGCTGGCGGCACCTTCCACCGGCAGATCGACCGGGCGCGGCGCCATCGCCTCAATCCAGTCGCAGAGCCCGCCCAGTGTGCGGTCGGCGGCAATCACCGCACCGACATGAGCGCAAAGGGTGTCAAACGCGGCGTCACGGGTGGCCCCTTGCACGACCGCCTCGATCTCGGCCCGGTGCTGGTAGTGATAGCGCAGCGGCGAGAGTGTGACCTCGGGCTCCCCCGGCTCGCCGTCGCGCAGGATCAGCAGGCCCCCGGCTGGCACGCGCTCGGGCAGCACCTCACCGCGCAGGGCGGTGGCAGGCAGCGCCAAAAGCCGCGCGTGCAGCGCTGCGAGGATGATTTCGCGGGGGGTCGGCATTCGTCCTATCCACGAGCACAGCCACTGAGGATATGCTTTACCTTCACTGCGATGCTGCGCTTAATGCATCTGATTTGCGGGGTTTTGACGAGGGCGCCCGAGAAAATGACAAGCACGACATTTCGGCGCTACACGAACTTGGCCGCTGCCATCCATCTTCTGCAGCAACGAAAGATCACGCTTCTTGACCCGTCAACTTGGGATGACAGGAATGACGCGTTCTTCATGTCAGAGTACAAGCGGCGCACGAATGCTGCTTCTGTCTTGGCTCTCTGTTTCGCTGAAAGCCACGAAACCTACCACCACTGGCGGGTTTTTTCTCACGGCTCAGACGGCGTGTGCATCGAGTTCGACAAGGAAGGACTTCTGGAAGCATTCAACCAAGATCCGGGCACTCGGCATGGCACTATGAATTACACCCTTTTGAAGGAGGCGAAAAAGATGGCTGACATCGATGTCGAGCAGCTTCCCTTCCTGAAAAGGTGGCCCTATGGCGATGAAGCAGAGTACCGCGTCGTCCACGTAGACCCGCACAATTCAAAGCCATTTCATGACGTGCCAATCAGCTTGAGCCATGTAAGGCGTGTCACTTTGGGCCCTTGGTTGGCGAATGCGCTTTCCGAGTCTGTTAAGAAGACCCTGAAGTCGATCGACGGCTGTTCTAATTTGAAGATCTACAGGTCGACATTGATAGACAACCAGGAATGGAAGAAACTGGCTGGGCGGGCCGCACCCATCCTGCCTGATCACCGCTGATCGCTCTAGTATCTAACGAACTCCCAAGTCGCCGACCCAGTTCGCCACGATCAGCCCCGGCAACGCGTCATGCGCCCGCTCTGCATCCCGCGCGAGGTCGAGGCGCTTAGGCAACTTGACCTGCGGCACCAGCAGGAAGATCGGCGCGGTCACGAGGCCCCGGCCGGTTTTCGACCGTGACGCTAAGGCGCGGCCCTTCGTGTTCAGCCGCCCCTCGGCTACCAGCAGGCTCGGGCCCCTGCGGCGATAGATGAACCGCAGGCGCAACCCCGTGCGGCGTTGCCACTCGCCAGGGCTGATCCAACCGCCACGGGCGGACTTTCCAGCGGCAGCGGTCGGGATCGCCAGCCAGAAGCCGTTCTTCGAGCGGATCAACGGGCCGCTGTCGTGGGCGCCGACGATGACCGGGGCGTTGGACCAGACCACGGACGCTGCGTTGAGGCTGGGCGTGGCCTTGGGGAACTGCTCGGAGCGGATGGTGCGGGCGAGCCGGGCCCCGAGCCCTGCGCCGGTGATCTGCAGCCGCCAGGCGGCCTTCAGCCCGGTCCCGGCCTCGCGGATCGCGGCCGACACGGCCCGCTCGCCCGCCGCGACCTCGGCCGCCATCATCGCGACGATGTCGGGATCGATGTCGAGCTTGAGCTTCATCGCGGTCACGCCGGGCGAAGGTCGACGGTCCAGACCAGCCGCTCGCGGTCGCGGACGGGCTCGCCTTGGATGACGAAGGCGTCACCGTCGATCTCGATGCGGTCGCCGGGGCGCGGGGCTTGCACCTCGGCCACACGCAGGTCGATCCGCGTTGTTTCCGACCAGAGCCGGGCATCGCCGAAGTCTGTGATGGCATCGGCACGCCGGGCGACGACGCGCACCAGAACCGGCGCGCCGCCATCGGCGATGTAGACCGCGTCCCGACCGATGTTCGGGTCGGCGAAGAGCGCACTGAGCGCGGCGGCAAAGGCGCTCATCAGAAGGCCCCGTTCAGCCGCACCCGGCCGATGGTGTCGCCTGCGCCACCCGCCACCGCGACCACGGCCACGCCGATCAGGGTGTTCGAGGTGGTGGTTTTGGTCACTTCCTTGGCGGTGTTGTCCCAATAGACCTTGTCGCCTGCCGCCCAGGCTTGCGATGCGACCTTCTTCAGATCGTAGACGCCGGTGAGCACGGCCTCGACTGCTTCCCCAAGGGCGGCGGTGCCAGCGGCAACGCCGAAGATGGCACCGACGAGCAGGCCGTCGCCGGAGGTGACAGCATAGGGCGCGGTCAGGGTGATGGTGTTGCCCGGTTGGACGTAGTTTTTCATGGGGGTGATCCTCGTGGAAAGACGAAGGGCGGCCCGTCAGGACCGCCCGTGTGTCAGTGTTCAGCATGTCAGCGCGCTGTTTATGCGCCGGGGTTCTTGTAGAGGCCGCGCCAGTCGATGGCCTTGGCGCCGAAGTCGAGACGGCACTTGATCTCGACCCCGTCGACGTCGAAGCCGTTGCGGGTCTCGATGTAGGCGCCCTGCTGGCCCTCGAGATAGGCGTATTCGATGGTGTCGATCTGGTTCGGACTCGCCGCCAGATACCAGGAGGTGGCGCTGGCGGCATCGAGACGCGGCTCGCTGATGGGCGAGAGCGTCCGGATCGACTGCGGCACCACCTTGGCGCTGTCGGCGGGGACGAGGTTCTGGGCCACCAACTGCTCGGCCTTCAGTTCGAGGGCCGCAGGGACGATGAGGAAGGCGGGGCGGATGTTCAGCACCGTCTTCTTGTCGAGGCCCGTCTGCAGCGCCATAGCCGCGCGGGCCGCCCCGACACTGGCCACGTCCAGCGCAGCGCCCGTTGCGGCGAGGTTCTTGTGCGTGGTGTGGAACAGCGCATTGCCGTCGGCCATTGCCGGGTTCGCGGTGATGATGCCCCAGACGACGTCCGATTCCAGCTGCGCGATGGAGTTGCCGTACATCGCCGGGATGCGCGTGAAGGCATCGAGGTCGTCGTTGATCAGCACCTGCCGGGTGATGGCCACGACCCGGCCATAGGTCTTGACCTTGTAGCTCTCCTTGCTCTCCCCGAGGGTCCCGCGCTTGAACTCGCCGCTTTCGCCCACCTCCAGCAGTTGCGGCGCCTCGCCCAGTTGGACCCGGTGCATCGACTTGAAGTCGGTGGCCAGCACCTGGCGGCAGAAGAGCGCGAAGGTCCGGGGATAGGCGTCATAGGCCTGACGCAGGGTCTTGTTGGTGACGGCCGAGAGGATCTCGGGGAAGTCCGAGGTCGAGTGCAGGGCCCGCGTCGCCACCTCGTCGCGGGAAAGCCCCCGCGTGTTCACCCCCGCATTGCCGAGGCTTTCGCGGGCCAGTTCCAGCAGCGTCATGCCGCGATACTGGCGGGCGGCATCCTCCAGCGGGAACAGCGTCGGGCTGTAGCGGTGCAGGAGCGCGTTCGCCACCGCGTCGCGGCGCGTGATCCGCTCGTCACGCCCGCCGAGGGGGACCGAGACATGCGGGAAGGTGCGGGTCTCGTCGGATTTCGCGGCGACTTGGTCGAGGATGAGGCGGCGGGATTCGTCCACGCTGACGCCGCGCCTGACCAGATCCTCGGCGAAGCTGCGCTCGAGGTTCAAGCGGCCGGTCAGATCGTAGATGGTGGAGACGCGGTCACGCTCGGCCTCGCGGGCGCGGGTGGCGATGGCCTCCGTATCGGGCGCAGGTGCCGGTGCCGGCATGCGCGCGGCCATCGGTTCGGGGTTCTCCGGGGCCGCGACGGGCTGCTGGCGGGTCTCATGGCTGGCGGGGACATCCCCGGCCACGGTGGTCGTGCTCTCAGGCATGGATGCCTCCTTTTGCATGCGGGTGTCGACGATCTCGACGGGATAGCTGGCCTGATCGGCCGCGCGGACCTGCGCGCGGGGATCGGCGGGGACGGTCACGAAGCTGACCTCGAGTGGGGTCCAGCGCTCGACGATGCGCTGCTCGACCTCGCCCTTCGCGGCGGGCTCGACCACCTTCACCCGCTCGATGGAATAGCCGACCGAGACGTTGCGGATGATGCCGTCGCTGATCAGGCCGAACATGCGGTCGGCAGCCTGGTCGAGCCCCTCGCGCGGGAAGCGGATGGTGGCCTTGCCCTCCTTGCCCTCGATCCAGGCGCGTTCGACGACGCCCACCTGCGAATGCGAAGACCAGACCGAATGGCTGTCGAGTGCCGGGGCCCCGGCGTTGAGGCGCGTCAGGTCCACCGCGCGGTCGCTGACCTCGAGGATTTCATCGAAGGGCACGGAGGTGTCCCAGCCGGTCCACCGTCGCCGCCGGACGGCCGCGCCGGTGGTGAAGACGACGTCGACGGAGCGCGCCTCGGTGTTGACGGTGGCGGGCAGGATGGGCGCGCGCCGCAGCTGCATCGGCAAGGCAGCCGGCGCCGCCATGATCGTATCGGGCATGGCCCTATTCCTTCTCGGTTTCAGATGAGGGGGCGGCCGGTTCCGTGGCCGGATCGCCCGCCTGCGCGCTGCCAGTCTTGGTGACGCGGCGCGGGTCGCTGTCGAGCACGAGGCCGAGGGCATCGAGCTTGGCGTTGGTCGCGGCGATTTCTGCCAGCACCGCATCCGGGTTGTGGCCCTGCCGGGCGATGGCCTGTGCCAGCGTCATGGTCCCTGTCCGGATCGCCAACAAATCGGCCATCGCGTCCTTGTAGGGATCGACGGCATCGAACTTCGGCGGCGACCATTCGACCGGGACATCCGGCGTCGGGATCTGGCCCGCCGCCCACGCGGCCTCGGTGAACCAGCGCCACACCGGCGCGCAGAGCATCGGGATGAAGAGCTGCCACTGGACGGCATCGATCATGCGGCGGAACTCGACGAGCCCGGCTCGGATCGAGGAATAGTTGACCTGACTGAGATCGCCGGTCAGCAGCTCGTAGGGCACGCGGAACCCGGCCGAGATCGTGTGCAGGCTGGCCCGCTTGTATTCGCCGTAGCCGCCGGTGGCGGCGGGCTGGTTGAACCGGATGTCCTTGCCGCCGCGGGCGTAGGCGATCAGCCCCGGCTCGAACTGCTCGACCCGGTTGCCATCCGCATCGACCACGGAGGGCGCAATGCCCTGCTGCGCTTCGTCGTCGCCGAAGACGATGGCGGTGACGCAGGCCTCGGTCTTCTTGCGGACCAGTTCTGCCACCTCGTAATCGACGAGATCGCGCAAGCTGCGGATTACCGGCGCGCCCCAGGGAACCCCGCGCGCCTGCGTGCGCTGCTTCTCGTAGATGTGGGCGATCTCGGTCGCGGGCACCGGACGGCTCTGCAACCCGTTCTGCAAGGCCCCATAAGCGTCGCCAGGGTGCTCGGCATGCAGCCAATAGGCCCGGCGCTTGCCGACCGGATCGAATTCGATCCCCTGCACCAGCCGGGCACCGCCAAGGACGCCGGATTTCGTGGCGTCGAGGAAGTCGGCCTCCAGCAACTGCAATTGCAGCGGCACCGGAAGACCGTCTGAGGATCGCCGCAGACGGCGACGCACAAGGACTTCGCCCGCCTCGACCATCTCGCGGCAGATCAGCGTCTGAAGCCCATAGAAATCCAGCTGGCCGTCGGCATCGCACTCCGCTGTCCAGCGAGCGAACAGCGCGTCGACTGTTCGGTCCAGCTTGTCGTCGCCACTGGCGGCGCGCGGCATGATCCCCGCGCCGATGATGTTGTTGACCAGCACCGCGACGGCCTTGGCTGCGTGCGGGTTGTTGCGCACCAGATCGCGCATCCGGTCGCGCAAGAGCGCCCCCGCCACGCTAATTTCAGTGTCGGCCGAGGAGCCCGGCGCGCGCCACCCGTCCGTCCGCCGCCCCTTGGACGCTCCATCATAGCCGCGCGTCAGGGTTTCGAAGGCCTGCCGCGCTATCACGCGGCGGGCCGCCATGCGCGGCGCCACCGTGGCGATTGCGTGGTCCATCCAGTTTGCGGGCATCAGCGATCCCCACGGGAGAAGCCCGCGAGCCCGGCCAACGGCAGCGGCCGCGTCGTCCCGGCGATGGAGCGTTCGATGGTCCGGATGCGGCCCAGCAGATCCTCGGCCGAACCGTAGTCGACGGATTTTCCATCATAGCTGACCCGGGTCGTGCCACTGGCATAGGCCCGGCGCAGGGCCGCCAACTCCGTTTCCGTCCAGTCCGCCATGCTCAAAACCATCCTCCGCGTCGGCCCAGCCAGTCTGACTGCCGTTTCCCCTGGGGTGCGGCTTGCGGCCGGTTGACCCGCCCCGCGCTATCGATTTCCGTTGGGGCCGCCCCGAGCTGATCCTCGAGATCACGCCATTTCTCGTCAGGCCAGCGGTCCGCGCCCGCGATCCAGGCGGCGGCACGGGCATAGACCCGGCAATCCAGCGCCTCGTTGCGCTCGCGGAGCTTCTGCCACTCGAGTTTCGCGAAGCCGCGCTTGGTGCGGACCGTCACCAGTTGCTCGGCCACGACCTGCTTCAGCCACTCGCTTTCCACCCACGTCGGCAGGTGGATCGTGCCGGTCGGAAAGGCCGCGCCCTCGGCGCGTTCTTCCTCAGTCGGACGTGCCAGCCGCAGGAACCGGTAGGTCTCGGCCTTGAAGGTCGACACCGCCACGGTCCAGAGCCGGGCTCCGCGGCGCAGGCGTTTCCCGCCCTCGGTCGCATCGACGAAGGTCGGCCCAGAAACCGGGCTCGAGCGGTTGAACCCCTCGACGCCCTTGACCGGCGACACCTGCGCGAAGCCTTGCGCCCGCGACCAGGCATAGACCGCCGGGGCCTCGTAGCCAGTGTCGATGGCCAGCCGCGCGATGCGCAAATGCGCGCCATGCTCGTGCGGCCAAGACCTGTCCAGCAGCGCAGTCAGTTCCGACCACGCGTCATGCCGATCCGGGCCGCCCTTGATGACAACGTGATCGACGAGCCAGGACTCAAGTCCGCGCCCCCAGGCCCAGACGTCGACCTCGATCCGGTCCTTCTGCACGTCGGCCCCGGCTGTCAGGAACAACCCGCATGCCGGAACGGTCCCTGGTTTCCACGCCTCACGCCGGTCGTAGAGCCTCTGCCAGTCGGGCGCCTCCCCGCTCTCGACCCAGGTTTCGCCTAGGATCGTGTTCCGAAACGCCTTGATCGCCTCATCCGACCCTTGGGCCGCCTCCCAGCCACGAGCGATGCGGGACCAGCTGAGCCAGCCAATGGGCGAATAGAGCGCGGAGAGATGGTAGCCGACCGTCGTCGGATCGGCGGCCGTGGCGGTCGCCCGCCATTCGCCGCCCTCCAGCATCGCCGTCTTGTGGTGTTCCGCGATTGCCGCGTCGCAGCCCTCGCAGTGATATTCCGCCGTCTCCGGCCGCCCCTTCTGCCAGCGCAGCCGGTCGAACTTCAGCCACTGCATTACGCCGCAATGCGGGCACGGCACGAAGAACCGGCGCTGGTCGGACACCTCGTATTCCCGTTCGATCCGGCTCAGACCCCGGATCGTGGGCGTCGAGACCAGGAACACCTTGCGCCGGTGCGCGAAGGTCAGCGACCGCGCTTCCGCCAGCGTCACCGGATCGCCTTCCTCGTCGGCCGAGGCCGGATAGGCGTCGACCTCGTCAAGGAAGATGTAGCGTGCCGGGGTAGACCGCAGCCCCACGGCCGAGTTTGCCCCGGTCATGATCAGGATGCCGCCCGCAAATTCCTTGGACAGCATCGTGTTGCCCGCGTCCCGCGACCGGGCCGGTTTGACCCGCTCCCGCAGGTCAGGGCTTTCGTCGATCAGCGGGTCGATCCGCTGGCGCGAATTGCGCTTGGCCAGTTCCACCGTCGGCTGGACCGCGAGCATCGGGCCCGGCGTATGGTGGATGGCGAACCCGATCCAGTTGTTGCCCGCCTCGGTCGCGCCGACCTGTGCGGCCTTCATGAACACCACCCGCTGCATGGGATCGCCCGGCGACAGCCGATCCATGATCTCGCGCATGTAGGGCGTGCGCCCCGTGCGATACCGCCCGGGTTCGGCCGAGGCACGGCCTGAAAGCATGCGGTGCCGGTCCGCCCATTCCGAGACGGTCAGGTCGGGGTCGGGCCGCAGCCCGCTGCCCCAGGAGCGCAGGATCTCGCTCGCGCCGTCGAAGTCCGTCAGGCCATCATCGTCACCGAAAATCAGGCCGGAGCTCGGCGAGTTCGTCGAGGTGGGCACGGACATGTTTCTCCAGGACCTTCTGCATCGCGGCTGGCTCCACGCCCAGATCGGCCGCCATCAATGCCGCCGCGCGCGCAGGCCAGTTGACCCACGCGTCCCGCACCTCGCGCGCCAGGCGGAACAACAGCGACAGCGCGCGGGCCCGCTCGATCAACTCCCCCTTCAGCTTCTGCAGCCGGATGCGCCGCTCCTGCGCCTTCAGCACCTCGTTCGCGGTCTTGGCCTGCAGGAAGGTCGTCCCGCCGCCGACGGCGGGGACTGCCAGCCCCTGTTCGCGCAGCGTGTCGCCGACGGCGGCCACCGCCACCTCGGGGACAGGCTTCAGCTTCGGCGCGGGCGGTTTCCTCGTCTTCGACGGGTCCGTCGTCTCGGCACGCTTGGCGTCGCTGGCGGCCGCGTTGATGCTGCCGTCGGGATAGAGAACCAGCCGCTCGGCGGTCTTCGCCTTCTGGATCGCGCCCCGCGACAGCCCGACATGCGCAGCGTACTGGCGCTCGCTCATGCCCTGCATTGACGGCTCCGATTATCATTCAGTTTCATGTGCTTATCGAGTTGATAAGCGTCGCGACCGGAGCGAACGTCCCGTCAGAAAGACGATGCAACTCACCACGGAGCCACCCCGATGACCCGCCGCAAGACCGAGAACACCAAGGCCCTTGACGCCTTCATCGCCGCCAAGGCCGAGATCGACGCGATGCTGGAACGCCTCGCCGCCCTCAGCGCCGACCATTTCGAGACCAGCCCCGACGAAATCAACTGGGGCCATGTCGGCACCCTGAACCATTACCGCGCCAAGCTGCGCGAGATCACCGACATGGCCTTCAGGGAAGGCGAACACGCCGAGTGAGACGACCCGCTTCCGGTCCCGCCCGCCGACTAGCGGGCTCGGCCTCGTAGTAGGGCCCGCATGCCGCGCGCCCCAACACGGGAGACGACGATGACCCAGCTTTCCGACATCAAGGTCCTGATCCTGAGCGCAGCCGCGCAGCGTCCCGAGCACATCGCCCTGCCGCTGCCCAACAGCCTGCGCGGCGGGGCCGCCGCGAAGGTGGTAGGCGCGATGATCGCCAAGGGCCTCCTGCAGGAGGTCGACGCCGACCTACGCAAGGGCGAACCCATGTGGCGCGAGACCGGCGAGGGCCACGGCACCACGCTGGTCGCCACCGACGCGGGTCTCGCCGCCATCGGCATCGAGCCCGAAGTCGCGAACAGCGCGCCCACGGGCGCCAACGAACCGCCGGGCCACGCGCCCGCGCCGGATGCCGCCACCGAACCGGAAGCCGCGCCCAAGGCGCGCACGCCGCGCGACGGGACCAAGCAGGCCACGCTGATCGCCATGCTGCGTGCGCCAGACGGCGCGACCATCGAGGAGATCATCGCCGCCACGGGCTGGCAGTCGCACACGGTGCGCGGCGCGATGGCCGGGGCACTGAAGAAGAAGCTCGGACTCGAGGTGACCTCGGAGAAGGTCGAAGGACGCGGGCGGGTCTACCGGATCTCGTGAAAGACCGGGGGCTCAGACGGTCGGGTTAGGTCAGCTTTACCCGGCCGTCCTTGATCCTGTTGCGGGATGACTGTGCAAGGTTGATCGCACTCTTCACGATATCAAGCTTCGCAACTCGCGAGTGATAGCCGCGAAATGCTTCAGCCAAATCCACATCGGTGACTTCTGGCGACACTTGCTCGTCTAGCCCTGATGTAATCGGCACCTGATCGAGACTCATTCCACGCCCTTCAAGGAAGGTTGTGACGATGACTTCGAAGGTCATTGGCGGCCTGTGATCCATGTGCGCTTCGTCCCGCACAATCCTTTCACGTGTCACGGCGCACGAGACTTTGCCGTCCTCACCACGATGATCGGAAAAGAACTTGTCACGGGCAGCATACAGATCGAGCTGAATGACTCGACGAAAAGCCGCCGAAACCTCTTGCTTTCTGCTTGGCGGCCGTTGGGTGATGCAGTGCCTGTAGGAGAAGTCCGTTCCCGTGCCATCAATGCGGACGATCCTGAAGCAGTTCGTCCCGTGCTCTGTTGCCATAACTTCGAAATGATCGACGCCTTTGCCCACCTTCTGCGGGTACTCATCATGGCGCTCAAGCAATGCTGACAAGTCCAGAGCATCATTATCGGAGACCCGGTCGCCTGCTTTGTACCGACCCAACATTTCGCGGAAAAACTCTGTCGCCCTCGACTGGTTGTCGAAGCTGCGGGTCGCGATTTCAACAGGTTTACCTCGGGCCACGATCAACCTCTCTGCTTTGTCGCGACGAAGATAGTAGCTGCCGCAAGCTGGCGTTAGCCCGAGTTATCGAGTGACGGAGGCTTTTTTGTACGAATCGCCTCGAACAACCGCCGCAAGGCGAAGGACCGGGCGATGCTCACCACCGAAAACACCGCGCCCATCTTTAGGTTCTGCGCCAGCGTCGTGTGCAGCCCGAAGATCGGGAAGATCAGGATCTGCGTCATGACCGCGACGCCGTAACCGACGATCACGTTGGCGACGGACTCGACCAGCGACATGAGGCGGGATTGCTTCATGTCGCCGCCTCATCTATCGGCCAGCAGTTCATCTGCCAGAGTTCGCAGCGCATGCGCCGCAACCAGCGGGACCACTCCATTGCCACAGAGGCGAAGCCGGTCCACCCGGTGGGCCAGCCCATCAGCGCCTCGACGAACAGCGGGTTCAAGGTCCGGCGCGCATCGGAGGTATCGTTCCCAGCCATTGGCGTCACCAGGACCTGGCGGCCAAGCAGGCCGTTCACCGGCGTATTCGCCAATGTCGTCGCCCCGTCCTTGTGATCGCGTGCCGTCGGCGTCATCCACAGCCCCGCCGAATGCGTCAGGTCGGCCGACCTGCGGTTCCCCGCGCTCGGCTTGCAGCCATCGTTCGCCATTGGGGTCGGCCAGAGCGCGGCTGTCGTCGCGAGGTTCATGCCGTGCTGCCCCGCTTCCTGCGACGGCGTGGGTTTGGTCTGCCGGTTCTCGTTGGCGCTGGCCCTCGGCGTCGGCCATAGCCGCAGCAAGTCCGTCCGGTTCCCGCCACTCGACCGGGTCCCAGAGCAGGCGCGCGGGGTCGGCCAACTCGTCCCCCTCGCGGATGGCGAGGATGAATAGCCTCTCGCGCTTGTGTGGTGCGCCGACTTCCGCCGCCGTGAAGAGGCCTGCCGCAAGGCGGTAGCCCATGCCGACCAGTCCTCCGGCGACTTCGGGGAAGCCGAGGCGGAGATGATGGGCGACATTTTCGAGGAAGACGAAGTGCGGCTGGACCTCTCCGATGATGCGGGCGACATGCGGCCAGAGGTGGCGCGGGTCGTCCGCGCCCCGGCGCTTGCCTGCGACAGAGAACGGCTGGCATGGATAGCCCGCAGTGATGATGTCCACCGCGCCGCGCCAAGAGCGGCCGTCGAAGGTGGCAACATCGTCCCATACAACAGCCTGATCCAGGGACGCGTCTTCCATCCGCGCCACGAGAGTTGCTGCGGCGAAGGTTTCCCGTTCGACATGGCCCACAGCACGATATCCGGGGATGGCGATGGCGAGCCCGAGATCGAG